TACACACATAGTAAGTTGTGTCAGTGTTATCTAAATGTGAAGCAAAGGTTTCAAAACCTGTTACTGCACCACCTAAAGCATATGCATCAGAGCTTCCTGTAGTAGTAGTAGTTTCTTTTACTCTGTCATGTACTTCAAGAGCCATACTTATACCAATCTTATAATTGCTTCACTTGCATCTGCTGTTGGCATAGCTACTGTAAATGTACCTGCCGTAGATGCTACTGTTCCACTAAAAGTAATTACTGCTATTGCTTTATTACTTGCACTTGTATTATATATCATTGCACCTGCTGCAGATATTGTAGAGTTAGTAAAACTTACATCTGCAAAATCTACAATCGCTGTTGTGCCATCTAATGTTATAGCTACACTTCCTAATGTCGCACCACCACTAGAGTACCCTGTACCTGATGCTTCATCTGAATTACCTGTTATGTCTGAATAGTTTGTGGATGCTGCTCCATATGTGCCTGATTCGCCTGATTTAATTAGAGCTAGTTTAAGAGTGTGTCCATCAAGATCATGTAAGCCTTGAAGTAACTCTTGTTTGAAAGATGTTGTCATTGCAGTCGTAATTGACATGTTTACCTCATTGGGTCAGGATATTCTTCTATAAATGCAGACACTTCTAAATCGTCTGCCGCACTTGCCTGTGCCTTTATTATATCTCCTGACTCTAATATAATGTCTGCACTATCTAATCTTAAAAAGTCATCATTAGCAACTGTCTTAGTTTTAATTAAATTAAAAGTAGTAGAAGCTGATGTGTCTGTAATTGCTAATGTAATGTCTGTACTGTTTGTAGTATCAACATTACATATAAAAATCTCTTTAATTAATGCTGTTCTATTTGTAGGACAAGTATAAAGTGTAGTAAGATCAGTACTAGATAAATCTAGAAATGCGTTTATTCTTCTTTTCACTTCAACTGTCATAATAAATTCCTAGTTATAAGAGGGCAAGTTTCCCTGCCCTCTATTGTGTGTGAGTTATGCTAACATATCTCTGTCTACTTCATCTGCTCCACCAGCAGCAAAGTGAACTGTGCTTTGATTTCCTTGACTTAAATCGTCAACGTCTACAAGAATTGCAAAAATACGGACTTGTCCAGTATTTGGTGCAGTTGATGTAGCTTGAAGTTCAAGGTCAATTGTATCAGCAGCTGTTGTAACAATAACAGGGTCAGCCGCAGTTGCCGCAGGAGTTAAGTAACCTACCCCTGAAGACAAGTTTGATGCATTATCATCAATGTCTATAGCAGATACATATCCTGTTACATCAGTGCCACCTAACTGTGTGCCACCTGCTGTAAAACCAAGATTAACAGTATTGCCATCTGCAGCTGTTTGAACTGATTCAATCATTTCTGCTCCTGCTGTTAATACCATAGTATTAGCAGGTACTTCAATTGCTTCTACAATGTCACCAGCACTAAGAGCATCTAGATCAGCGTGTCCAAAGTCAATAGTGGTTTGAACCATATAAGGTTGTCTACCTCTATTACCAACACCTCTAGCACTAACTTTAAAAGTTGATATTGTTGCCATTATCTATTCTCCCTTACGCTAAACAATAAGCAGCAGTTACGATAGCTTCAGGGCGAAGTATCTTTCTGCCGTACAAATGCATACCACGAACAATATCAGCGAAACTATCAGGGTCCCTGTAAGTTTCTGTCTTGTTGATTTGTTCAGCAGTAGCTATAGCTGACTGGTGTCCTGCTACAATAATTCCAAAATTTGAAGCATTCTGACCACCTGTTGTCGCAGGACCTGTGCCTAGTGACGGAAGGTTGTTAGATGAATAAATTTTGAAACCGTGCAAGTTATTTATTACCATGCCATTTTGAAGACCACCTGTGTTTCCACCAAAGTCTGCATTAAACAGTCTTGAGTCTTCGTCTTTTAACATCTCAATAAATACAGGATCAAGAACTAGCCATCTATTGGCTGAGTCAACATTTTGTTGATCCATTAATCGTGACATACGTGCTATAATTTGTAGTGGAAACGCATTACCTGTTGTTCCACTTTTAGCAGTAGTCGCTCCACCTGCTCTTGGCTCAAGTCCGATAGCTTGGTTTGCAGTACCTGCAGTACCATCAGATTGTGTAAAGTCAGAAGAATCAAGTGACATTGAAGCCAATAATTCTGCACCAACTAAGTTAGCACCACTAGAAGATGAGTCTACTGCTTTAGCTCCATTTACTGTTGTATTAACAGTATCAGCTGCACTATGTAATGCAGACTGTTTGAAACCTGATAGGTATCCTAATACTTCTTGGTCGTACTGGTCTTTGAGCCTGTAAGCGGCTCTATCAGATGCAAGTGATTGAAAGTTCACATGCGAATGTGCTTCCTCAATATCATCAACTTTAAATGCAAAATAGTTTGCTTTGTCAATGGTAAGAGAAAACTCTTCATCGTCAATGTCTTGTGGTGCTATAGTTGTACCACGAGCATAAGACTTGACTGTAATTTCAGGTTCTTTGATTACTTTAACTGTATCTCCAAAGTTTGCAATTTCACCAAAGTAGTCTGAATTAGTTATTGCTTCTACAACAGAACCCTTGCGAAATGCAAGTTGTACCTGTTTAGAATATATGATTGGCGAGAAATTACCATTAGGTAAATTTCCATGTCCTGCCACGCTAGTAAAAGCCATAATAAGTCTCCTTTTCTTTTACTTAAACAGATGCAAAAAGTACTATACGCTCAGAGGTCTACAGCAAAAGGTGCAAACAAAGAACACGTTGCAATCGTATTCAAAGGTTGGGCTTATACTTATAGAGTTAGTCTCAATGTATTAATGTAATTTGCGAATTATATACGTAATTCCTAGGTTGCACTATGTGGGCTAGTTCATACGTTATCTGTAGTTATACCTACAAATGCTTATTTGTCAACCATTTTTTTGCTATTACCTAGCTGAACCTGATAGGTCATATACAAACTTACCACTTCTTATTGCTTCCATTACTTCGTCAGCACGTTTCTCATATTCTTGAGGGCTCATCTTTTCTACTTGAGACTCTCTTAAATAGGAAGTTGTTTCATCTGTAGTAGGTTGACTTCTCTCTGATCTAGTATCTACAGCTTTTGCTGCATCTTTTTTGTCAGATTTCTTTTTAGGTTTAATGTCCTTGTCTACTTTATATAGATCAATTGCTCTTGCAGCTGACCTTGCATCAGAACTATTCTCATACAGTGCATCTTGTACCCACTTAGGCTGTTGGTCTGCCCACTCATGGAACTCATCACTATCTCTAATCTCACCAAAGTCAGGATGTAATCTTAACAATTCTACTTCGGCTTTTTCTTTTGATGCTTCAACTCTTAGGTCTTCATATTCTTTCATGCGACCTTCTAGCATTTCGTTTTGTTCTTTTGCTTTTTTAATAGCAATAGTTTCCACGATAGCTGCAACATCAGGATATTCTTTTGCCCAATCTTCTAGCTCTGCTTCAGTCTTGGGTAATTTAATTTCACTCTTTGTTGACGACTCTAATTGTTTCTTTACACTCTCTAACTCTTTCTTTAAGTCTTCGGTTTGTTTTTGTGTATGTCTTCGTAGATCGCCATAACGTTTTTTAAAACTTCTTTCTTCAGCACTCGTAGGATTCTCCGTGCTCTCATCTTCCGTTTCAGGTTCTTTAGTGTCAGAATCATTTTTTTGCTCCTCTACTAATTTCTTTAATTCATCTTCGTCTTTTTTTATTTTGTCTTCTCTGCTATATGGCTTTGCCATAAATGCTTTCTTTTCTACTTTAACTTCTTTAGTCATAGCTTGTGTTTGTTCTGCCATGTTCTTCTCCTTTGTTGTTGGGGTCATAGTAGCCACTTGGGGGTGTGAGTAGCCAACAGTGGATTATTTTTTAGAAGCTATTCCACCTTGCTTCATATACTCTTGAGCACCTACTTCTTCATATCTACCTTTTCCTACTTCTTTATCTCTAGCTTTTTCAAAGGCTTTTTCGGCTTGTGCTTGTTCTTGTCTACTTCTTTTTT